TAATGGCATACCATAATAGTCCCAGTGTATATTGAAAAATGATTTAAGGTCATTAATTATTTCTTTTTTTGTAACAGTATTTAAATCTAAGTTAATTGGATCTAACTTATAATAAAGATTTTGTGGCAATGAATTAGTAACTTTAAATTTTAGATACGAATCTGTACTGATGCCGATAGATCCATTTTTAATTACTTCAAATTCATTTGATGTTGAAGATGAATAAAAAGGAATTTCACATTTTTCGTCAAAATAAAGATTAAAATCAAAAGCCGAATAAGTTTCTGAATTTTTTGTAAATGATAAAGAAGAATGTGATAAATCAAACAAAACAGTTTGATTTTTTTCTATTAAAATTGGTGGATTTATTTTGGAAATAGTTCCACTAGAAGCACTAGTGATATTAACAAATTTTAAATTTGTTGAGGTTGAATCTAGAATAAATTCACTCAATTTAATTGTATTATCGTCTATTACAAAGACATAATAAATTTGATCATTAAGTAATCCTCCCGATGGGGAAGATGAAGTGTGAATTACTTTTTGTCCAGTAGTTAAATTGTGATTTTGAATTAAAATTGAATTTTCTAATATATTTACGTCTAATGAAGAGAAAGATCTTGGGTCCGTTACTAATCTTCGATTTAAATCATTATATCTAATATGTACAGTTGTAGTAAGACCAGAAATTATATTTAAATTAATTGAATTATAAACATTTAATCCGTGAGTAGACGCTGTAGAAACAGTAGCATAATTTTTATTGATATTTCCTTTTAGGACGTTGGGTGGTAAATATCTAAAATTATGATTTTCTCCAGTACCAATTCCAGTAAGATATACAGTATCTACTAAAATTGAACTATTGATTCCAACATATAATCCTGTTGACCCCAATCCAACTCTATATGTAGATATTCCAATTAAATCATCTGAAATTTTAGCAACATAAACACTTTCTCCCTCGTTAAGGAGAAAACTAGATACTCCATTCGTAGATATTGAAACCGCAGTTCCCCCATTAGAGTAATATTTGAGTTCATCTCCTGTTTTTAAATTATGATTGGGAATGTATAAAGATTTTGTTGGAATGAAAATTTCGGTTATGCCTGCACCGGGATTTGAAAAACTTAACGTTGTTCCAATTCCAACTCCATTAATTGTTCCAATACCTAGAGTTTCTTTGGGGTTAAAATAAAAATCTTTTGTGAGATCAAATTTATATTGTTGAGAATTGATTGGGGAAAAATTAACTGTTAATTTTCGGGGAATTTCAAAAAGAAGTGTAGATGCGGTATGTGAAATGCCTACGGTTCCTTCATACTCCCTTTGAACTTTTATTCTAGAAGATTTTGTGTCAATATTCAATACTTTTATTTTTTCATTTTCAATTTGGAATATATCATTTTCAGTGATATATGGATAAGATAAGTCTCCATAAACGCTAAAATAAGTTATGATTCCAGTTGTTGATGATGATTCTACATTTTCTGATAGTAAATATGTGTTTGAAGAAACGCCAACTGTAAAGAATGATTTTAAATTTGTTCCAATAACAGTTGAAAATCCACTTATAGAAATGACATCATTATCAGTTAGAAAATGTGGAATTGTTGTAAATCCAATAAATGTTGAATTTGATTTATATGGAATAAATTCAACATTTTGGATTGTGCTACTTGATATAATAATATCTTCAATTTTTTTTCCTAATATACTAGAAACTTTTGCTTGTGCTCCATATCCACTTGTATCAGAATCGTCAAATACTATAATATCATTTACCTTATAATTTGATCCGCCCGTGATTATTCCTACAGAGTCAACTTGACCATAACTAACTGAAGTAATAATCGTATCATTTTTATAATTTTTATTTTCATTGGATATAAAATCATATCGAGAATTATTTTTCGATAAATTATATGGGGTTGTATTTCTAATTAATCCTATAGAATTTATATCAATATCATCTTGGTTTGAATATCTATCAAAATTGAATTCTATTGGTTTAGATCTAAAATAGTTCCCAATGAAGTATGGAAATTCTGGTTTTCTGTATCTATTAAACTTTGAAGACGTATCATCTTCTAACCCATCTGGATTTATAGTTGTAAAATACACGTAAGTTCCTTTCGGAAATTCTGGAGTAACACAAAATCTTCCATTATATTCATCCAAATCTCCGTTTCTTTGGTATTCATAATCTTCTACAAATATTCCCTCTGGATACATTGAAGTATCTGGTCTATTTTGGTTGGAAGAAATATTAGATTTTAGAGAATAACCAGATTTCATTAACTTTATGCTTCCACCACTCAATGATGAATACCCATATGGTCCATATATTGGATTTCCATCATATGCCCACCCAATTATAGGTGAATGCGAATTTGATAAAACTTCTACCCCATTTTGCAGTTTTAGATCGGGAGTATATTGTAAATTTCCATCTACTATTTTTGAGGCAAAAACAGATTGTCGTAACTTTCTTGGAGAATATAAGTGGGAATACTGTAGACCATAATTACTATTTGTTCCTTGTGTAATTACTCCGTCATCATCTACTATTTGGTTATTTCGCAATAATCTTTCAAAAATATTGATTGTCCATTTTTTAGGAATTGATAAAAACTTTGCGTCAGATCCAGATGATATTACATTCAATTGAATATCTTTATCATTATATCCAATTCCACCATTAACTACTTTTACGTCTATAATTGATCCATTAGAAATAATGGGTACTAATATTGCTCCACTTCCGGTAGATGTTACTATTTGAATATCTGGTTGCGAATTATATCCATTTCCAGAATTAAAAATTAAAACATCAGAAATTTTTCCTTGAGAAATAACTGCTTTAAGTATTGCTCCAGATCCACTATTCAAAGAGAAAGTTGGTTGTCTATTGTAGTTTAAAATCTCAGAAGATCCATAACCAATACCACCATCATTTACAAATATAGACTCAATTTCTCCCCTAAAGATGGGTTTTAGAGTTGCATTAAAATCTTGCCCAGATAATGTAGAAACACCTATTTTTCCAGAAACAGAAACTTGTATTTCTGGGTAATTAAAAGTATGATTTCCAGATCCAGATGATTTAAAACTTACATATTGATTATTTTTATAAAAATAATCAGAAACAGTTAATCCAGTACCAATTTTTGACAATTTAAAGTTATTTTCATCAATTTTTGTGACGTAATAAGATTCTGTAGAAAGACCAGATATTGGAGATCCTTCTGGAGTATATGTAATTATTTCTCCACTCTGATATTTGTGATTTTTTATATTAATTGTATTTGACGCAGTATTAATTCCAGAAGAATTTGTAGTAATTTTTCTATTTTTATAACCTAATCCAGAATTAATTACTGTTACTGAACTTATGACCTTTTTTTTGTTTAATGTTTCTATAGTATGATTACCAGATCCATAAGATGTTAAATCGATTGGGTTGTTGTTTCTTACAGCATCACTATAACTTTTATAAAATTTCACAGTATATGCATCTTGAACAGAAAGATAATATGTAGAATTAGTTGATAATCCTCCTACAGAAGTTCTACTGTTTGTTTTATAAATGATATGTTCACCATCTCTAAACTTATGATAAGTTGAAAATGCAACAGTATTATTTGATAAATTAACTAATCCTGCACTTCCTAATGCATTAAATTGAACTTGATGATTTATTGAAACAAGATTTGCCTTTGCTATTGCACCAATTCCATTTCCCCCAGAAATTGTGATAACAGGATCTTCAACATAATCGAATCCCCCATCAATCACATCTATTCTACTTAATTTTCCCTCAACTTCACAATAGAATGAAGCACCTGTCCCAACAGGATCAGAAATAGATAAAATTGGAGGATTTATAACGTCATATTCCTTTCCCTTTGAAATAACTTCTACTTTTTCAATGGAACCATAAGAAATGATATCAGAAGATTTGTAGTTTAATATTTCTACGCCATTCAATAAAATACCAGTAAGTCCTGGAGAAGTTTCATATTTTTTGCTGTCTGTAACTGGATTAGATATTTTTCTTATTAATTTTTGAGGCTCTAAATTTTTATTTGCAAAAGAATTGTATTCGAGTAATCCATTTACAATACTTCCAGATAAAGTTACATACTTATCAAAATAAATATTCGATCTACTTTGTGATAATTTTATATTATCTTTATCTACACGTTTTATAAAATAAATTCCCTCGTTAATATTTAACGTATTTGATGGATCTGATGATTTATAATATACGGAGTCGCCTGTGTAAAATCCATGATTTGGTATAAAAATATTTTCTCCATCAAATATCCCAGAAAAAGTAACAGATCTATTATTAATATTTAAAGATTGATTTAAATAACTTGGAATTGATGGAGAAGATACAAATAAAGATTTGTTGTCAGTGTAAACATTCTGTACATTTGTATTGTAAATATTTAATTCTGGATAATTACTAGAATTTACTTTCGATAAAATTTTCTTTATCGAATATTTTTTTTGAGTATCTATTTCTCCCTGGTCATTTATAATAAATGAATATTCATCGACAATTGAAATTATCGTACAATTTTTTTCTATTCCGTCTGTCGATATTAATTTACATTTATCTCCTAAAACAAATCTATGCTTATCAAAAGTTTTTAACTCATATGAAAAATTTAAATTGTTTTTAATTTCTATTTCTTTGACATTAAAAGTTACTGGAATATTAAAGAACCAATTATTTGAAATATTATCACTCAATTCTGTTCCAAGGGATTTTATTTCTATAGAATCTCCTTCCTCATAATAAATTTGTCCTGGTTTATTTAAAATATCTAGTTCGGATAATACTCCACAAATTCTCACTTTAACAACATTTGACGTAGATAAACCAGAGTATCCATAAGCATATGCATCTAATCTCAAATCTTGCGTAGATACAATATTTCTATCAATTCCAGAACATCCAAAAAATTGATTTAAAGTTTTTGATTGATAATCAATTTTTGTTGAAGTGCCATCAGAATAATCTGCTACCAATGTTCCAGAAGTTGGAAATCCAACAGTAGAATCAACATCAAGAACTGTAGATCCAATAGAAACTGAAGTAATTAGTTTAGTTTGTGGGTGAACAGAAAATGTCCCAAAAACAGATCCATAAACATTAATATCTTTATCAAAGTCATAATCTAAACTTAAAACGTAGTATTCATTTCCGTTTCTCTGTATTCTTTGAACATTGGTTACTGACCCACTTGCTTTTTGTAGAAAATCAGTTTGATCCTGGAAAATAGTTCTATTTAAAAGATCTTCTACATTACCTTCTAATTTTTCTACAACTAAATCTTTTGTTACTCTATACTGAGCATCCGAAGGAATGAACAAATAGTCTCTTGGTTTAATAACTTGAACATCTTCTCCATAAAGAGCTCTGAATAAAATTTCAAATGACTGATCAGTTCCCTTTGAAGAATAAAAATCTTTTGCTTGTTTAGTAAAAAGTTTTTCATTTACTTCAGAATATAACTGCCTATCCTCAAATCCAGGAACAATTTGTCTTTTTATTTTTTTGAAAAATTCTTTTAAAAATAAAATACTTAAATTTTTTACCTTTGCTCCAGTTGAATGAGTTTCAATTTGAGATTCAGAAAAAACTAATTCATCTGGTTTATTACTACTTTTATAAGAGGTTACTCCACTAAAACCTCTAACACATCCTGTAAAAGAATTTGTAGTAATTCCAGTATACGTAATAATTTCAGAATCTATTAAAATTAATCCATACTTACTTGGAAACCCAGATGTTGATGATACTAATATAGTATCATCAACAAAATTAACATCTTGTGTTAATGTAGTAGAATCTATAAGATTCGTCAAATTATCAACTTTTACATATTGATCTATATTTTGAATAATATCTAATGTTGATCCTTGTCCTTCGATTGACAAATAATATTGAGATAAAAATTCATTGACAAGAGGAAATTCCTCTCTTACAAAATTTGGTAATTGATTTTCAACAATTGAACTGATTTTAACTCTATTATTTGCCATATTTTTATAATCTTGCTAGATTCCCGTTTGTGTAACTTGAAGTTATTGTATATGTTGTTCCCGAGGGATCAGAACCTGATGAAATTTCGTCAGATAACATATTTAACACAGTATTATTAATATCTAGTTGTAAATATAAGTCTTGTAATCCAATGATATCATTTGATTTCGGAGAAGCTGAAATTTGTATAATCGGTTCTCCTTGAACATTTTTTTGCACTGATACTATATTTGTTGAATTTAAAAGTATTTCTCCCTTTTCATAATTTATAGATCCAACAGATCTTCTAACTACTACTGGTTGAGTATTTGAATCTAGTTTAAAAAAGAAAATTTCTCCAGTAGTTTGTGATGAATTTGGAATATCGGAAAGATATAAAATATCAGGAATGCCAAAAATTTTGAATCCAGATGATTTAATATTATATCCATTTGTATTTTTAATATGAAATTTATTTCCGAAACAAATTTCATAATTTGCAATCTGATTTAATCTAGGACTTAAATCCCTTCTAATCTGAATTTTAGTTATATTTGATGTTATTGATTCATGACTGTTATCTACTATGTTTTGAAATTTACTATATTTAAATCTTGCTCCATATTTGTTTAATTCTGTAGAGTTTGCATAATTTTTGATATTATCAAAAATTATATCTTTTAAGTAATCTGCACTTGGAGATAGATTTGTATTATAATAAGCTGTTGAATCTACTTCAATATAAAGATATTTAAGATCAAGTATTTCTGGGACTATTCCAGCAACACTATACTTTCTTAATTCATTTTTTAAATTATCTTTTATTGTATTAGATAGAAATTGACCATAAAAGGGTTTAATACTAATAAAAACTTTTCCGTACTGAGGTGGAACTAAATCTTCACCACCAAAAACAGAAACTGATTGAGTTTCTGGGTATATTTTTGGAATGATTGCTTCATAATCTGCTGCAGTTACTGCACGATTATATGAAGAATATATTCTTGGTGCATATTTTTTAATAGAATCAATTGATTCTATTTCTTTTCCGTTTTGAGATGAAACATTTGTTGTAATTAAAGAAATTCCACGAGTGATGAGATTATTATTATTATCTACTATTCTTCCATCAAATGAAAATAAAGAAACTCCGTTACCATTCTCTCCATTAGTTACTATATAAGAGACTTCAATATAATTTTGACTTTGAAGTTTTTCACCAAAAACACCATCTCCAAAAATTAATTCATATCTTTGATCTTCAATTTCTTGTAAGAAAAATACCCTAGATGAAGAGGTAACTTCAAACAAATTATCTGACAAAATAAATTTTCTTGAAGATGTACTTGATTGAGTATTTCTTACTGTTACTGAGATTGTCGAAGTATCAATATTTGGATTATCTAAAATATATCTTTGTGGTGGAGATGGATTTTCTGACTGTACGGTGAAGTTTGATGTTATGAGAGATCCTTCGTAAATTTCTATATTATCAAAAAATGCTATTCCATTTACTACAGGAACTGTAATATCAGATTTAACTGAAAATATATAATTATCAACCCCAAAATTTACAGTAGAACAAACTGTTCCCTTTTTAAGAGTTAGGGTAAGTATATTTTGTGTAGATAATGATGATGTATCAACAAAAAACGATATATTTGCTCTTGAACTTGTCCTTGATCTTGGTACATATCCTATATTTCTTGCTAGAGAAACAACATTTTCTCTTAATGTTGCACTATCAATAAAAACCTCATTGCTAATCATGTTAGCATTATATGAGGAAATATAAGTATTATACGCTAAAACATCAATAAGAGTTGAAAGATTGGATCCTTCAAAATCATAATCAGTAAAATTTGAGTTAGATCTAAGATAATCCCTAATAGAGGTTTTTATCTGATCAAAGTCTAAGTTTGTAAAGTTTACTAGTGCCATTATCGGGTTGGCTGTAGTGCGAATGATAATTGTTGAGGAAGTACATCAATTCCAATAATATAATATTTCAATGTAACATTGAAATTATTGTTATCATAATCTGGATCTACAATCACATCAATAATATCAACTCTTGGTTCATAATTTCTAATTGTATTTTCTATTTCATCCTTTATAACGGACGCTGAAATTGAGTCAATATTCTCAAAGAGAGAACGACTTACTTTTGAACCAAGATTTTGATTAAAAAAACGTTCTCCGGGATAAGTAAGAACTAAATTGCGAATAGAACGAGCAATTGCATTCTCATTTTTGAGTGCAATAAGGTCATAATTTATTGGATTTACTTGGAATGACATACTTAGGTCTTTAAAACCCTTACTTACCCGTTCTACAGGCATAAAAGTATAAAAATTAATAATTATATCTTATTTATTCACTATTTTTGGGCTTCGTAAAGTGGTTCAGTGCCATATTCCCAATCATCATAATCGTCATCATTACGAATTTTTGAGTGAATCTCATTTTGAACCATAAAATCATGCTTTTTGGGAGTCAAATCATCATTTGAGATCTCACGTAACATTTTCTGTGAGTTAATATTTGATTCCCAACCGTATTCACCTGACAAATACTGAGTTCCCCAGTTTTCTTTCATAAATTTTTCATCCTTATCGACTTTTTTAGTCATTTTAGCTCCTGATTAGTGAAAATCAGAACTTTTTACGGGGTTGCTATCCCGTGTTTCTATTATATCATAGTCATCTTCAAGTATTTCCTTTAGATATTCATCGTCCCAAAGGTCATAATACTCTGTTTTTGCCAGTTTTTCTCTAAATTTACGTAATTTTTGTGTTGGTTGCGCTAAAATTAAGTTATATTTACCATTATTTGTTTGAATTCCCTGAATATATGTATTGTATGACCCACAATCTTCAAAAAATTTCCAGTCTTTATGTTTCTCATTGTAAAAATTGACCCAAAATTGAACAGTTTCGAGATTAAAGTAGTCTTCTACAATATAAATGATAACTTGATACCCTTCGATTGGATAAATCTCTTCCGCAGAGCACTCTACAATCTTATATTTTGCATTTGAAGCAAAGGGACAGATTGCAAATCCCTTTAATTCTGGTCTCACTTTTGATACTTCTTTAATCCAGTTAAAAATATACTTTTCTTTTTCTGTTAACATAAAAAAAGAGTGCTTATTTCTATTTAAGCACTCTATAAATTATTTTCCTTGACCCCTATATTTTTTCTTACGTCCATTACGAGAGGTTGCACTCAGTAAAGTACGAGCAGAACGTCCTTGACGAGTCTTCTTCGGTGCTCCGGGTTCAAAAAGAGTCTTGTTACTTCCACCACCTTTAGCCATTAATTTCCTCCATTTCTAAATCATTTGGATCAATGTCTTCACCCGAGTAAAAACGTTCGGAGAAGTCTTGTAAGAGATCACTACAATCTTCTGCAGTGATCTCTGTATAAATTTTACGCCCTTTATAAAGAATATTATAAAGTTTATTCATCAGATAATGCGAGTTTTCTCATGTCCCACTCTAATACGAGGATCGCACCAGATTTCAAATCCAGCTTCCTTCGCATCAAGACAGAATGAAACGTCTTCGCCACACATATCCTGAACTGCACCAGATTCAAAAACTTGCATCTTAGGAGCAAACCAAGGATATTCAAGATTCTCAAAGACTCCGTTTTTAATCATTACCCATCCAAAACCTGTATAATCTACAGTGAATGGTTTACGACGCTTGGAGATTGATTCAACGGTTTCGTGATTCATAACTCCACCGTTCTTGCGGAAGTCATCTTCTTCCAACCAGTGTGCGACAGAGGTTGTGTGACCATCTTCGGTTGCATACCAACCTGCGACCACTTCGCGCTCTTCTCCTTCTTCATTCAAAGCAACATCACATAGTTGCCAGAATTTTTGAGTATCAAATACAATATCACTATCAATCCATAATTGATAATCATACTGCAATTTTCCGTCCCAAGGAATTTGCTTGGGACCACGAAGAACATTTGCACCCAAACATTTACAACGGGCAAAATTAACCATTGATGAGTAATCTTGAGAAATCTGAATACTCATATTATTTTGTACAAGATCAAAACAAAGTTGTACAAATGCTTTGAGGAAAATAAAAGAACATCCTCGTCCAGGAAGACAGAAAATAATACTCTTCCCTCTCATTCTTTCTTTAATCGCATCATAATCCCAATCTTCTTTGGGTTTAGGCGCTGCTGCTTTTACTGTAAATCCTTTTGCCATAAGTTAAAATAACCTTCAGATCAATTTTATCGTTCTATTTAGTGTTTGTCAATATGATGAATTGAGTGCTATCAATTTATTTGTGAGTACTTCCTCATACTCTAAATCTTTTATTGAAATATTTGCACCTAATAAATCAACCATTCTGTGTAGCATCTCCCAGATTTCAGTGAATTTTTCCTCTGATAAACTGTGATAAATGCACTGACCCTTTGCATATATGTGATATATTTTTTCTTGTTTTTCCATAAAAATTTTTCCGGAAATTTTTTTATTTCGTCATTGCATTATATATCAATACTATCAGAAATCCAAGCGGAACGCCAAATATTCTCAGCATTTTACCTGGATACCTTATCAACCACCCCGCAAAGACAACCTTCCAGAAATTCCAATATGGGCGTCTTTGATAATTTCTGTGGGGGATTTTCAATGTTTTCATACTTCCGGAAAATTTTTAAGAAAGTGATATTTAAAGGTCGATTTGTCACCTCTGTAGGTTAGGGACTTATCGATTTTTATAAACGGGGGCAACGCCCGATATAAACAATAACAAATAAAAACAAATAACTGCTAACACGAATAACAAACTGCTGACGAATAAGTATTATTATTCGTCATTCTTTATACTAACTGCCTGCAAAACGCTGTCTAATAGTATAAAACAACACGAATGTTTATACCAACTTCAACGAATTGTGCTACTTTATAGACAACAACACCCTATAAAAATAGCTAACTGTCTCACGAATAGTATAAACAACTGCACTGTTTTATTCTTTATACTTTCAGAACGATGAGTTCTTTATATCAACGAGCACAATAATACTATAAAACTCACGAAAGATATAAACAATCTGCTACAACTTGCGTGAGTTTTATGATTTTAATCGTGCTATGTAATAAGAATTACCAAGACACTGAGAGATCTTCTACATAACTCTCAACCTTTTCATTAGATTCAAGTTGAAAGAGTTTATTCCAATCTAACTGATGAGGATTAAAATCACCCATCACTTCCAATTCTAACGTGATACGATAACGCTGCTTTTGTGCCGACAGATAAGAATTCATAGTAGTACGTAGAGGGATTAGAACGAACTGATGCTATTCTAACACTTATGACCTGACCTGTCAACAACACGCATCACGAAGATTTATACTATAAAACTACCCCTTCATAGAGAGAATTTATCAAGGAGTAAACTAAAACTATTATACACGAATGATTTATAAATGTCAACAACTGTTTCGGTCGGTCTATAAAGATCTGAACGAAACTTATCTAATCACGAATGAATTTCAAGTTGCATTCTATAAAGTTTTATTAGAGAAGAATCTATACGAAACTTATCTAATCACGAATGAATTGACATTCTTATTCAGTTGTGATATGATATTATGAATTGGCATACGAAACTTATCTAATCACGAATGAATTTCGAATTAGATTGTATAAGTTAATGCTAATTCAGAAATGCTACGAAAAGCATCTAATCACGAATGAGTTTGATATTCTTCATCGGGCATTTGGCACATCGGGAAATCTTATGTTAAACCCTGTTCGCCTAATAATATAAACAGTTTCAGTTGTGTTTTGATTGTTTGTTTCTGTCAGATTGTTACCTTATGACCCCGTAGGATAAGTTCAAGTGCTGCTCTGTGAATCAAATAATCGTTTTATTTATACAAGTTATTTTGAGTTTTGTGAATTGATGTTATAAAACTCTCACAATACTTTTAATTATGGGGTATTAGGTGTCCTTACCCCAAAAAGTAATTATAAGCGTGTTATAGGTGATTCTAGAGGGGTCTGGGAGTGTCTATAAGTATTACAATTTATCTTTGTATTTCTTATGAATCCTCCCTCCCTCACACCGCCCTAGAAGTCTACAGCAAAAACATTGAGACTCATAAGACAATATGCCAGTTTCTGATGTGTCTGAGTCTTTTGAGTCTTATGTATGAGTATAAAAAATAGCACAGAATTGGCGTTCTGTGCTATTCTGATGTGTTTTTGTTGTTTTATAACAATATAACACTTCTGTGATATTGTTATATTGTGGCGGTTTTATGAGTGTCTGGGGGTACTTGACAAATGCGCGGAAGTGTGATAGAGTGCAGGCCAAGATCACAAGGTCCTGACACATTTATAAGCACATTTACAAGACCTGAGAGCATTTATCAAGACATTTACAACTTAATTGTTTATAAGTTTTCCACAGATTTAACAGACTTTTCCACAGGTATGTTGAAAACTCATATACATTTATTTACACCTTTTTTAATATAACGAAATCATTATATTCACATAAACTCCATCATATAATAATCAACAGTTACTTCTAGTTCTGCTGCTTTTTGTTCCATTTCCATTGCATATTCATCAGCAAACCTATCATCTTCGTGCTGACAGAAAAGATCAAGAGTTGAATCGTTCATTTGATTTTGTAAATTGCTTGAAGAATAATCATCAATTCATTACCATCTATTGCACTATTCAATAGATGAATCATTTCCTTTCTTTTCATTCACTCATCACCTTATCAAATAGTGAATCATATGCTTCTTCATTTAACCATTCTGGAATCTCACAACCTTGATGAAATTCAATCAATGCTTGTAGAACTTCAACTTCATCAGGAGTGAACTTGTAAGTAATTTCTTTCATTGGTGTGAATTAGAAGTCGAACACATCGCTATTGATTTCGACCACATTTACCTTGGGGTCAGTATAGGAAACTCCATCACCAGTTACTGCATCAAACCCCATACAATCGCAGAAGGTTTGATAATCACCACACTGACGGGCAAGATTATACAAACCCTCAGTATTGTTGATCCAGAGTGCAACATTCCAGGTTTCATAATTCGTCCAACCGTTATAGGAAGTGTCGGTCAGATTGGTTTGAAAAGTGTTAGTCATTTGGAGAAGAGTTGTTGAACTTGATCGAAATCCTTACATTGTGCTGCTTGAATTGCTTTTGTCATTGAATAGATGACATAACCACATTGATGTTGGGAGTTACAAACTGCATAAGCAGGTTGTTTGGTTTCAATGTCGAAAACAGTTTTGAGTAGCATTTTGTTTGTTAGAATTGTTGGGGTGAAATTAAGAATCAGACTTGAGAGAGTGCATCTTTCTTCTGACGGGGATTAGAAACTTGCTTTACCCAGGAAGACTTTTTATATGTCTTTGCTTGTGAAGGAAGTTTAGTCTTGTTATTCTGAACTTCATTGATAAGTTCAATGAATTGAATAAAGAATTGGCGCTCCATCCGTTGAGCAGTGGTCATTTCTCATCCCTGAACTTCGTTCAGTCTACCATGGCAGGGGGGTCTGTGCTCTTTTAGTGTGCCAGTGCTACAAGTGGCACAAGGGGTATGCGACTCAACGTGGGACAGATACATAAACTTGCGAAACAGTTGAGATTCATTTTCCAAATCATCATCAGATAAGATACTTGTGAAACTCAAAAGTTCCATCATTTACAATCATTTGGATTGAGAGTGCAAATCATTTCAGCACGTTGTTCTTGATATTCATTCACAGTTGCAAGTGCGTTCATTCCAATATGAAGTGAAGAGAAAGTAATAAAGAAAAACAGTGCGATTCGCATTTGTAGAAAAATTAGAGTTGGCAGAGAACTTTCATCATTGCACTTACCTCATCCTTTGTATTCCATCCAATCACATCATCAGTCATATTTCCATTCGGTCGATAGATTGCTACTTCATATGTACCTTCTGGAATTATACCATATAATCCACTTCCATAAAGTCCAGAAACAACAGAAATACTCCATCCATTGCTGAACTTATACTTACCCTGAATTGCACCAGGAATATGATGCGGGATGAATTGAAGTTGTTCGAACATTGTTTGTGTTGATAAAGGGAATAAAGAACTCAGCCCAGGCGCTTGGCACAAATAGGACCGATTCCCATCTGAATGGAAAGAGGATCACTCAACGTGCGAGCACAAATCGAACAAGTGCCAGTCTCGTGACCATAAATCTTTGCAAGTTGCAGAAGATTATCATTAGCATCTTCCAGAAGATTCATAACATCTTCGGAAACATTGCCAATCAGACCACCAGTTGCAGTAATCTTTGCAACATATTGATTGTTCTCATACACATAAACACAACCAATGTTGGCACCTTTATTCACCGTGGAAAGAGTAATACCAGGCAGTCGCACTTGAAACTTCGTTGCGCGATAGGCACCAGCATCATACATCTTGTTCACCAGTTGCTTGTAAGGACCAAATACAACAGGAGTTTCAGAATCAATCAAATCCTGAGTTGCAAGATAATGAATCCAGGACTCTTGCGAAACAGTCAGATTCTTTTTCGCAAGCAGATCATTCACAAAAGTATTGAACTTTACATTGTGGGACAGATAAGATTTTGCATCCGAGAGAGTATCAAACTTGCTCTCGAAGTTGATTTCTTGACCCTTTTTGTTGACGGTGAAAGTAGTCATTTCTCATCCCTGAACTCCGTTCAGTCTACCACCTCAGGTGCCCTTGTGCTCTTTTAGTGTGCCACCTCTACAAGTGGCACACGGTATCATTGGACTCAGGCAGATGCGTGGGACAGGGCATATTTCACCAATTCAGTGCGATTATTCTTATATTCAAGAATCAATCGGATCACTTGATTGGTATCCTCTTTGTCTACCTCATATTCATTTTCTGAACTTGCAATTTGTCGAAAGATACTTGCAATCTCAAAATCATTTGGAAACAGCAAGTCTACATTCTCATCAATTTCAATAAAATCATCCACTGCATCAGCAGTAAGTTTCAGTGGAATATCAGCAGAAAGTAGACCCAAAGTTGCAAGTCGCTCAGCAGCACCAACAACCCACATCACTTTGCACTCGTTGACAGTCAGATTCATTTTCGTTCAGTTCAGAATAATACGGTAATCAATGCTAAGAATACACCAACCAGAAGCAGCAGTGATCTCTTCAACTAGATCATCTTCATCATCTGCTTCCCACACATCACCAACGTATTGTGAGATGATTTCATCTTTCTCAAAGGAAGAAAGTTCTTCATCATCAAAATCAAACTCAATGTTTGTAATTTGGAATTGCATCATCAAACACCGCAAAGTTGTTTGGTCACAGAACCAGTTGCTTGGCGATTCAATGAAACACCAGCACCAACATTAGAACCAGCATATGCACCAGCACCACTTGCGCCATTCATTTTCTTAGCACGTCCGAATCGCATTGCAGACAGTTTGTTATTCACTGCCTCTGCATCATCATGAACTCGATTCTCTTCCTTTTTCATTTCACTCAGTCGCAGAGCAACTTTATCAGCAAATGCTTTGCGGAAGTTAATCTTGAAATTGCGAGGAACAGTATCACCACGCAGAGAAGCAAGAATCTTTTCTGCTTTATGTGCAACTTCTGCTTCTTTCTCCATCACTTGCACCAGATAATCATAATAGAGTCGCACTTGGATTTGTTGTGCTTCACTACCAATCACCTGAAGAGATTTGGTATCACCATTCTTCAGATATGCCTTTGCATCATAGAAAGATGCAATCGCATTAAGCAACAGAGTGAGTGCAGCATTAACACGCTTGAATGACAGAAACTCTTCATCAAGAACTTGAGTTTCAGTTGCCTCACTGATAGTGATGCCATACTGCTTGCACAGTTTATCAATCATTGCGGCAGCAGCAGATGCCTCACCGTCAAATGTAGTATTTTCTTGAAGTTTCAGAATGGACTGAATCTTTGCAATAACTTGGGCGCGATCCATTGCGTTTGTCTGAACTTCGTTCATCATACCACGGCAGGGGGGCGTTTGGGGGATATAGTGGACGGTGCTACAAGTGGCACAGTCTTACACTGGACTCACCGATCCATAGTGATAAGATCCGCAACAGTGTAAAGTGTGTTTGCAGTTGCAACTCTCACACCAGGAGAGAAAATAAATGCAACTGCAAAGATAAGAACAATAACCTTCATTGAATCAGGTTTCTTAAACGTGAGAGTTTTAGTTCTCATCAAGCATAAATGGCGCAGAGTTTCTTAAAGTCATATGAACCATCTTCATCTTCTTGCGCTTCATAAACGATGACCTTTTCACCGTCAAGATCACAACTCCAATTTAGTGCATCTTGTTTTGCATCATACAGATCATCAAACCATTCTGCATCAATAAGATCAAAAGATGCGGGACAGGTGATAAACATTGGAATCAAGAATAAAATTACCACAGAGGGGAGAATAAATCTCCCCCCAAATTAAACTCAGACTGCCGCCATATAGCGTGCAATCTCATCATCATTCTCAGGACAATCAGCAATGCCCAGATCCTCACAAACTTGCTCGCGGGTGAGTTCAGTTTGCTCAGGAACAATCACATTCAGAATGTCCAGAATCTGAGTACCAGTAGCACCCTTGCGGAGCATACCGAACATCACATCCTTAGAGAAATCAACAGTCATTGTAGTTTGTGTTAGTTTGACGTTTGAGGCGGGGCGTGACTCCCTCCACCCTTCTAATATAGCAGGTTTTGGGGTCTGTGCTCTTTTAGTGTGCCACTAGAACAAGTGGCACATCTCATCATTGGTCTTGCTGAGATTCTAGTAGTTCTGGATAGTATTCCTGAACTTCACTGAGAAGTTCATCATCACTATAACCAGAAAGATTTTCTTCCAGTTGATCTCCAACAATTCGCATCAAATCTTTGGTGCTCATATTATCAAGAACCAGATCCACATAATCGGAGATCAGTTGCTCGCGGTTGAAATCAGTCATTGTGCTAGTAGGATTAGGAAGAGAAATCATTAACGATCAAAAACAAGTATCAAACACATAACCACCTTCAGTGAAGACAAAATCAAGAGAATCAAAACTCTCTTCCCAGTCAATCACAAGAAAAGCAGGAAGATCCACACAATAACAGTCATTCACAAATTGTTCGGTGAATTGACCTTTGGATTCATACTGCCCACGGTAAGCATCTTGAAATCCACTGATAGATTCAATACCAAACTCCTCAATGAAATCATCTACTGCACCATAGGAATACTCCTCACCAATTTCAACATATTCCTCATAATAGTTGATGAACTTATCTTCACCGTATTCTGCGATGAAATTATAAATGTCATCAACAGAGAAAGAGTTTTCAACAAGATGAGTGATAAAATCCTCAGTCTCAACTTGCAGTTGCACTTTGGTTTCGGTAGTCATTTCGTTTGATTGAACTTCGTTCATTGTAGAAAGTCTAGAGTGGGTTTGGGGAGTGTAGTGTGCCACTAAAAGAAGTGGCACATCAGCATCAAGATTTCACAGATTTCTGATAGATTTCCATACCCTTACGGAGACGGATTGAATCTTCTAATACATCACCAATCTGTTCGTAGATGTAATCACAACCACCTACATCAGCGAGCACATCTTGAGTGAAAGGTTCAGGGAAATGAATCACTTCTTCTAGTGAATCACCAATCTCTTCATTATACTCAAACACATCGTTTTTGGTGAACACAAACGCAGCACAAACTGCATCCTCACCTTGAGTATCAATCAGATGATTGATACTATCACGAAGTTCAGAAAGTGTGCGGTACATAATCAGTCGTCTCCAAAATTGTTAGAAAGAAAATCCTCAAGTTCAACCAGTTTGGATTCACTCAAACCAGTCAAATACTCATCAACAATCATAGCAAGAAGATCAGGTTCTTCCCTGCATTTTGCATACAGAAACTCAAACAGTTGAATCTTTTTGTAGTAAAGTTTGGTGAGTTCAGTGTCAGTCATCATTCAAGCAAAAATGTATTGAAAGAACAGAGAATCAACCAGACGATTACTATTCAGTTTGACCCAACGATAAACTTTGGGAGTAGCAATCACAATCGCAGCAATGAAATCAATCAGATTCACAACAATGCGAATTGTATTGACTTGCACTGTTTCACCATTATCATCCCACCACAGTTGAAGTGCAGTCCAAACATAGGAAAACACACCAACCACAACAGCATAAACAGTCGCAGCAAATTGAATCACATTATCACCAAACTTCACATAATCAAACTCTTTGAGTTTCTTGTTGCTAAACTCAACCAGAGCATCAACAGGAGGGAAAGAATTAGTCAGTTGCATTGTTGTAGAGAATAAAGAACTGGTGGATCAGGTCCATCCCTCACCACCCTTATACAATACCACACTTTGGGGTCTGTGCTCTTTTAGTGTGCCACTAGAACAAGTGGCACATCTCAACACTAGACTCACTCACAGTTGTGCTTGGATCAGGTCCGCAATCTGTGAGAAAGTATAACCAGTATCATTTAGGTGTGAGACACAAAGTGATTCTTCCTCATCATCAACAAGCAAATAAGGATTATTAGTTTCCAGTTCCGCCCAATCCACTACTGATTTTGGCAGAAACTCACTTTCTCCTTCATAATACCAATAGTCCATTGGTTGAAGATTAGTTTCTTCATTACCCCTGAACTTCCACTCAGTATTATGCTCTTCTGCATAAATGTCGCAAAGAACACCAAGGCAACAATAACCACTCACACTGCGGAGTTTCTCCTTGCCTTGCTCATACTTACCAGAATGCAGAGCATTTACCCACGCTTCTTTGATTTTGGAGTTCATCATTTTTCAGTTCGCAGAAAGAACAAGATTAGCAACACGGGATTCAGGAACAAAGTCCTGCAACTTATCATACACCCTTTGGAATTGATTTCCAAGGTTCATATAATAAGCAGCAAGATGTTTATCATCTGCATCATAGAGAGCATTTTCTTTCTCTTCAAGTGCAGAGATAATATCCAAGATTTGACCCGAAGTAAAAGAAATGGTAGTCATTGAATGTCAAAAATGTCGAACAGTTCGCGTTGCGTTTGAGTGAATAACGTATCCTCAGGGGGATAGTTATACTTCTCATTCTCAAATTCCTTGTAGAAATAGAGAATATCACGAAGAGCATTAAGTTGCTTCTCGTTCAGGAGTTCTTCAACCATTAGAACTTTATCAAGTAAGGTTTGCATCAGTAATCACTCCCATCATTCACACAACGCTCAATCCAATAAGAATAAGCAGCAAAGTTGTGCGGATGATTCTTACACACTTTATAGTAATTGAAAGCATACTTCACTCGATTCTCAGGCACTTTGAGTGCAGGAATCCAAGAGTGATGGGGAACATAACTGGAAACCATTGGGACTTCCTCAACCATAGAACTACTATACCACAACCAGGGCGCTGTGCTCTTTTAGTGTGCCAGTCCTACAACTGGTCCAGTCTCACACCAGACTCACCCAAAGTTGCTTATGTATTTTTTAAGAAAATGTCTACCTCTTTCCACATCAAACTTCTTCTCAAAGACTTCCATTAGTTCTAATACAAGATCAGCATAAACGATTGGAACTCGTATGTGTTTTGTTTCACCTGACTTTGGAAACTTCTTTGTGAATGGCATTGGTTTTGATGTGGGACATATAGTAATTTATACCACAACCTCACCTTTCTCAAATACAACATTCACCACATTTTGCAGTTGCCTTGCAATTCGGTCTCCATAGTTGTTATTCACAGGAATCACGATCTTACCATAAGATTTCTTGTACATTTGATAGCAACCAGCAGGAATCTTACCATCTTGAATTGCTTTGCGATCATCGCGGTGCATACGCACTACGCGACCGATTGTTTGACACATTTCAATCGCAGGAAGATTACGCAGCATAATGCAATGCGTCAGACCGTGAACATTGATACCCTCAGACAGAATAGAGTAATGAAACACGATCATCTTTTGTTCGGGATCATTACCATACTCATTCATCAGATCAAAGAACTTCTCACGGGACACTTTGCGATTATTCACATATGCACCGTGCTTTGCAGTGATATGAAATGTTGCATATCCCATTTCTTGCAATTCATCTAGCACATCACTCTCAGTAAACATATTCCAAATTACTTTGGTGCTGGGTGATGCAACAAGAACTTTGGGAGTAATGTCATCATCAATCTGTCGCAGAATACCAAGAATGTTTTCTGCATCTACAAAGTGTGCGTTTTCCTTTGTGCGAACAGTTTCTGATTCATAAGGAATCACCTGAGGAGGAATAATGCAACCTGCATCAATCAGTTCTTTTGCAGGAATACTAATGATATTACTACCATACACATCAGTATTATTCATTGACTCTTCACTGTTGTTATACTTTGGCGTTGCAGTGAAGAAATAAGCATTTTCTGCAACATAAGCAGTTTGTGCTATACCAACAAAATTGGATTTCTTCACACAATGATGTGCTTCATCAAAATACACTACATCAATGTTGATGTCTGCTTCATTCACACGACCGATAGAATTGTAAGTCGTGAAGATAAAGTGATGCTTACCACTCCCAATCGCAGTATCATTGTTTTCTGCAATCTCATCAGGTCGGGTAGAGCGATTGTGATGAGTTTCTCCACTATGCACTTGCATATAAGAAATATCTAGATCCTTGAGATACTCCTCAAACTCACTGCAAAGTTGATTTGCAAGAAGAATACGAGGAGCAACAATTACAAATGTCTTAGGTTCTGTTGCATTGATGATACGTTGTTTTGCATCTTCCATCATCACAACAGTCTTCCCACCACCAGTAGGAATATACACTGTACCCTTGATTGCTTGCTTCACTGCATCAAGAGCACGTTGTTGATAGGAATAAAACTGAACGGTCATCAATTTGCTTGTGTATTCATACATTATAGCACCCCTCCCGTGGATTCGGGAAGAGTGCTGGACGGTCCTACAAGTGGCACAGGACTATATTTAATCGTTCATTCCCATACCAATGAGAATAAGCAAGATGATTCCAATAGGAATAGCAATATACCAGTAAGTTACAACAGCATAAAGAACAAGTCCAATACCCAATAACCATACAAGTCCTTCGCTATCTCCAGAATTAAAGGAAGAACCTCCACCACTAGAACTAACTTGTCTTAGATTTGTGATTTGTTGCACATCACCGTGCTTTGCATAGATTTGTTGCTTTGCACCACTAAATGTTGCTGCTTCAACTTCGGTGGTAATTCTACCAACCTGTGAATTAACAAATACTTCTGCTCTCCAAGTTGCCATAATAATCAGAATGCGATGGGTTCAAGTGTAGGTTCAGCAAATCCAAATTCAGTCTTGGATACTTCCACAAACTTATCAGTACCTGGAACTTGCTTATAGCACGTCAACTTGCCCTTGAGGGACTTAGAAGAACTTGGTGAAGTCTCTACACAATTCTCATCAACCTCAGCAAAGGTATTATACTCATCATCAGAGTTCTTGTCAACACCATCAAAGATAATCAGGTTGATACAAGCATCCTTTGCATCTTTGAGAGTCTTAGAGACGTGTTGAGGAGTGTCTACAACATCAGTCACAATCCATTTCTGGGATGATGCTTTCCTTATGAATCCAACAGTGTTAGAATCCTTCTGGACCTCGTAGATACCAGCAGACAGACGAGGGAAAGTGAAAGTCATAATCAGAAAGAAGAGAGAACTTGAAACTGAGTTTTGAGTTTGCTTAGGTCAGCATAGATAGACTCTGCACCTTCAAGAGACATATTAGGACGCAATCCTTCCTTACATTCACTAATCCTTTTATTCCATTTATACATCGCATCTTGAAGTGCCCAATACAGAGTCTCAAACTCTTGATTGGTAATTTCAATAGTTTTCATAATCAA